GCCAAATTGATGGGGTTTGATTGTGAGGAAGTAGTTGATGAAGAAACGGGTGAGTTAGATTGGGATGGTTTTTACATCTTCAATAACAACTTTAACTACATCGAACAAATTACCGACTATATTAACTCATTGTTGGACGAACAAGAGAAAGGTAACCTGGACTACAGTTTGTTATTTTTATGGGACTCAGTAGGTTCTGTACCATGTAAGATGACATTTGAAGGTAAGGGTGGTAAACAACACAACGCAAGTACTCTGGCTGACAAGATTGGTATGGGTATTAACCAAAGAATTTCAGGGTCTCGTAAAGCAGATTCTAAATACGAAAACACATTGGTTATTGTTAATCAACCATGGGTTGAATTACCAGATAATCCATTCGGACAACCGAAGATTAAAGCTAAGGGTGGTGAAGCCATTTGGTTGAACTCATCATTAGTATTCTTATTTGGAAACCAAAAAGGTGCGGGTACTAACAAGATTACCGCAACGAAAGATAAGAGAAGTGTTAAGTTTGCAATCAGAACTAAAATTTCTGTTATGAAAAACCACATCAATGGATTGGGTTATGAAGACGGAAAGATTATTGTCACACCACACGGATTCTTGGCAGGTAAGGAAGCAGCTGAAGAGAAAGTTTCAATTGAAAACTACAAAAAAGACCACGCGGACTATTGGAAGGACATTATCGGAACTGATGGTGATTTCGACCTAAAAGAAGAAAAGGAAGATTAGTATATATTGTTTCACAATTTAAATCACGGATGTGATTAAGACATTATTAGTAGACGGAGACAATCTGTTTAAAATTGGATTTCACGGGGTTAAAGAGATGTATGACGGTGGTGACCATCTAGGTGGAATATACCACTTCATAAACATCTTAAGAAAGTTTCTCGAGGAGCACAATCACGATAAGGTGGTAGTGTTTTGGGATGGGGATTCAAACTCATCAATGAGAAAATCATTGTACCCAATATATAAAGCAAATAGAAGGAAGGATATGAATGAGTACAAGTACGAATCATATCTACAACAAAAGGCTCGAGTTAAACAATACCTCGAGGAAATATTCGTACGCCAAGTTGAAATGAATAACAATGAAGCAGATGACCTAATCGCTTATTATTGTAAAATCGCAACCGATGAAAAAATTATCATCTTTTCTGGTGATAAAGACCTTACACAACTTATATCGGAAAACATCACAATCTATTCCCCTGTATCTAAACAATACTATAAGAATGGGGATATGATTACAATCAACAGGGTAGACATACCACACTATAATGTTTTAGTGACCAAAATTTTTACAGGAGACAAGTCTGACAATATCGAAGGTATTGAAGGATTGGGGGAAAAAACTTTAATAAAGTTCTTCCCTGATTTGCAGGAAAAACCCTGCACTATGGAAGAATTACTCTATATTGCACGAAATAACGAGCAAAAGAAAAAACCAAAAGCCCTTGAGAATATTTTGACTGGTAAGACAAAAAGCGGTATACTTGGTGAAGACTTCTACAACACAAATAAGAAGATTGTAGACCTTCATACACCACTTATAACCGAAGAAGGGGTTGAGTTGGTTAAACAAATCCACACTGATACAATTGACCCAACCGATAGAGGATACAAAAATTTGATGAGAATGATGATGGAAGACGGCCTCTTCAAATACCTACCCAAGAACGATGAAGCTTGGGTAAACTTCCTAACACCATTTATGAAATTAACAAGAAAAGAAAAAAGAAACACAAACAAAAATTAAATTATGAAAGAGCAGGACAGCACCAAAATGGAATTCCTTTTGACACTGAATGACAACATTGTAGTTCAAAGATTCTTCAACGTTAGAGGGTATATCCCAAAGGCTAAAAACTCACTTGAGTTGTATGAGTTTATCTCGAGTTTAAAAGACGAGCTTAAGTATGCGTTGAAAATGAAAACTGTTGTTTACATGTTGGACAATAAGGATGCTATTATCCATGACCCAGCAATTATGAACACATCATATACTGAAGGACCAGAAGTTTTTAACATTTATGTTAAAGTAGGAGACACGACAATTTGTCATAGAGTTTTTGACGGAAAATTTTATCCACCAAAAGTTCGTTATACAGTGGACGTACGACCATTTTTAAAAGAGGTCCTTCGAGAATTGACTGACATTTTTTCAAACAATAAATTAACTTACGAGTATTTGGAATTTGACTTGAGCAAGTAAGTATTTAATAATATAGGGGGGATAATTTAGGACACGTATGAATAAAAATTTTGATTATTTAGGGAACACATTTCAGATTCAGTTGTTGAATCAAATCGTTGAAGACAAAGACTTTTCATCATCTATTATGGATGTGATTGAAGCTTCTTATTTCGATAATAAGTACTTTAAAATCATCTTGCAGATGATTAAGGAGTACCACTCTAAATATGAATCAACGCCTAACTTTGAAACTCTTGACCAAATTGTAAAGTCTGAGATTACTCAGGAATTGGTTGCTAAGATTGTTTTGGATACACTGAAACAAGTTAAAGACGCACCATTTGAGGGTACATCATTTGTCCAAGAAAAAGCTTTGAAATTCTGTAAACAACAGGAGTTACAAAAAGCTATGGACAAAGCTCAAAAGATTATTACAGAAGGGGACTTTGAATCTTACGATAAAGTTGAAGGATTAGTTAGAGAAGCGTTACAAGTTGGTGAAGTTGAGAAGAATGTTTCGGACATTTTCTCAGGACTTGATACAGTATTGGATGAAGATTATAGACACCCGATTCCTATGGGGATTACGGGTATTGACAACCTACTTAAAGGTGGTTTGGCCAAAGGTGAGATTGGAGTTATTCTTGCACCAACAGGTGTGGGTAAGACAACTATCTTAACAAAGATTGCGAACACAGCATTTAACTTGGGTTATAATGTTCTTCAAATATTTTTTGAGGACAATCCAAAGATTGTACAAAGAAAGCATTTCACAATTTGGACAGGTATTGAACCAGATAATTTGGCGATTCATAAAGAAGAAGTTATTGCTAAAATTACTGAGATTCAAGAAACAATGAAGAATAAGTTAATCCTTAAAAAACTTGCATCTGATACTATGACCATGAATCAAATTAAAAACCAAGTCAGAAAAATGATTGCTGACGGTACAAAACTTGATTTGGTATTGGTAGACTATATTGATTGTATATTACCTGAATCAAGTGCTAAAGATGAATGGAAAGCTGAAGGTTCAGTTATGAGAGGATTTGAATCCATGTGTCACGAACTTAATCTTGCAGGTTGGACAGCAACTCAAGGTAACAGAAGTTCAATCTCATCTGAGGTTGTTACAACTGACCAAATGGGGGGTTCAATTAAGAAAGCACAAGTTGGGCACGTAATCATAACTGTTGCTAAAAGTCTTCAACAAAAGGAAATGAACTTAGCAACAATTGCCATCACCAAATCACGTCTTGGAAAAGACGGAGTCGTATTTGAAAACTGCAAATTCAATAACGAACTACTTGAAATTGACACCGAAAGTTCGGTGACCTTCTTAGGTTTTGAAGAACAACAAGAAGGAAGAAAAAGAGATAGAGTTAAAGAACTTTTAGAAAAAAGAAAACAAAGAGAACAAAATTCTTAATACAAAAAACAAAAAATAATTATGGAGAAAATTTTAGTCGAGAATCCGAATAGATTCGTCATCTTCCCAATTCAATACAATGATATTTGGGAATTTTACAAAGCACATCAAGCAGCATTTTGGACTTCTGAAGAAGTTGATTTGACTAACGATATTAGAGATTGGAATAATTTATCTGAAAATGAACAATATTTCATTAAAAATATTTTATCGTTCTTTGCTGCGTCTGACGGTATTGTTAATGAAAATTTAGCCGAAAACTTTTTAAAAGAAGTACAATACCCTGAAGCAAAATTCTTCTACGGGTTCCAATTAATGATGGAAAACATTCACGGTTTAATGTATTCATTATTAATTGATACGTATATTTCAAACGAAGAAGAAAAACAAAAATGTTTTACCGCATTAGATAATTTACCTGCAGTTCAAAAGAAAGCGAAATGGGCTCTTGATTGGATTGAAGAAGCTTCATTCCAAGATAGACTTATTGCATTTGCTGCGGTCGAGGGTATATTCTTTTCAGGTTCATTCTGTTCAATCTTTTGGTTGAAATCAAGAGGTATTATGCAAGGATTAT